GGCACAGTATACGCTCAATAACGTAGAAGAATGCAGTGCAACGTGACAATTCTCCAATACTCCGAACAGCAACATTAACGAATCTGCGAGCAGGACGGCCATTTTTAAAGTACAAAGACAACACAAATGACAAATGGAATTATATTTTAAGAGCGATTCAGGCTCCTGCATATATTTTACAAGCGTGCGTTGCTTGATAACATGACATTAAACATAATACGAATCAGGCCAGGCATATTTCTTAACACCATCATCAAAATTAAAACCCCGAACAAGATTGGGAGTTCCAATAAAACCACTCAAATGAAAATCATCACCAGCTGCAATCCAAATTTGCGTTTCCAAGGTGTCAGTAGCACCACCTCCATTCTCAACACCTGCTCCAATGTGAATAGTACCAGGACCAAACATGCTGGAATCTGCAATAGCATTATACGAAACATTTTGCGGACAAATTGCAAAATTGTAAATGGATGTCCATGGAATTTCAAATTCCAAAATGGCTGGACTTCCAGTTCCATAACTCACGGCGGCATTCCCACTTCCAACATACCTGATAGCTCCGCTGGTGTACGTCCCCCACGGGACAACATTCGTCGTCGTCAACAACTGCGATACAGCAGCTTCATTGATAATTGGTTCATTCATCCTTTGATAATGGAACGCCCAAGCGGAAACTTTGCGAGTGGCGTCGGACGCATCATACACCAGCACTTTAAAACGCAATGATCCACGTGCAAAACGATACATGGAAGTAATCTTATTCCAGGTTACATTGGTATTAGCATACCATGGCACATAATTCGGATCACCTGAAGGCTGAGTGAACATCCCCCACACCATAGCTCCCCAGTGAAGTTGGATCATAGCTGCATAATTTTCTTCATCAAAAACACGCACCATTTGGAGAGATGGAGAAATGGGATGATATTTCTTGAGGATGTCAATCAAGTTGTTACATGTATGTCCACCTTTTCCTCTTGAATTGATCTTTCGCGGTTCAATCACACAACCACGACCAAGATTCACTTCCGTTTTAGCTTGTTGAGAGATGGGTTTCTTGTTCTCAGGTTTTTTGAGACCAATAATAGGTTCTTCCATACTCTCATTTCCTTCTTCCGCTTGCAAAATAATCGGGAATAATGAACTATTGGAGAGCCCAGGATCAGCCAATTGAAAGCCAACACCTCCCCCAACGTATACGTTAAATTGGATCGAATTGGGCACGCTAACTGAGGTGACCAAAGGGTTAACCACTCTGAGTGATAATATTCCCATGCCGGATCGATCTGCAGTTGCAACAGCATCAAAATTCCTTCCGTTGCCAACATACAACCACTTAGAATAGGTATTATATTCTACAGTGACAGTATATGATCGTTTGCCAGGAACGAGATCGATATAAATACCGAATTGGTTGACTGCAGAGGCAAAGTCAACAGGAGCAACCGTGACTCCATAATGCACTCCAAAGAAAAGCTTGCCACGATGAAAATCAGTGGCAACAAATTCTATTTCAAAATCAATGGGTCCCCTCCATCTCTCGTGCAATGCTGTCAAGTGTCCAAGCAAAGAAACTGGAACCTGTGCATTTTCAGCCGACGCAATAATGTTATACATATCAGCAAAAGCTTCTATCCTCCGGGTCCAAAGAATAGCCCCAGAAAGATCAGATACAGACCAATTCACAACATTCACCAGAGTTTTCTTCGCCAAAAGCCAATCAAGATCAGTCTCGTCTTGTCCAATTTGAAAATCATCAGGTTCAGCCTCATCATTAAACGACGGCACATATGAAAGTCGTTCAATCTGTTCAATCTGAGTGGAATTAGACAAATATCCCATCTGACGTGGAATCATATATGAAGGCTGCAAAGTATTATTCGGTTTGTCCATTCCACCAAAACCAAGAGCATGAATAGCATCCCCGATAACATTTTTGGGGAGCACTTTTTCAATAATTGGCGCCATCAAAGTCCCAACAATACCAGACATGGATTCTAAAACAACTTCACAATGCTTTCCGCGTGTTCCCCGAAAGCCTGTAATCTCATGTGGTAAACGCATCTCACCGGCTCCTCGGGCACCTGTCAAAGTCCTTGATGCTGGCACAACAAAACGTGAATCTTCTGAAAAAGAAGCATAAACAGATATAGGCACACTCGTAGAAGATCCCGAAGCAACATTCAATGGGTTACAAACAACAATACCAATTTGGCCCAAGGTGTTATACAACCATGAACCACTCGAAGCATCAGATAATGATAGAAAATCGCGTGGATGAACAAATGGAATAAACAACTCAACGTCCTCAGAAGTATTCGCAAAGATTTTAACATGCGTAAATTGTGAATCCTGTGTTGTTCCAGAAATGCCAAGCGGAAAATTGGTTGGACCTGCTAACGGAATCCACAAAACACGCACCATCCCTTGATGAAAGGGAGTTCCATCAACTGAAAAACGCAAATGAACCCCTCCTCTCCATTGTAAAAACTGCGTAAAAGGATAAATAGTTTGAGCAGATTTCAATAAATCAAAGGGAACATTCCAAAAACCTCCAAAAAGAGTAGCTCCTGCAGCTGCTGATGTGGGCCATTGAACAGTTGAAACAAAAACCCATTTAGATGCTGATTCCGTAACCGACCATGGAGGATCGCAAGCGGACTGTTTAGAATGAGATTGACCAGTTTTCAAAGGTGCTTTCCCATCATTAGATGCACCCACATTCAAACCCGCAACCGAAGGCAGAACAATACCTCCATCAAGATTTCCTTCTTCCATTTCAAGAACGACAACAGTTTTAACTTCAAAATCTTCAGTAGTAACAGGAAAACCATGATGCTCAGAATAATAACGTCTTAAATATCCAAAAGAATGCAAATGCGCATTAATGCCCAATGCATGGAAACGATTCATAACAGAATCTCGAAATGCTTTAAAGTCTTGTTCTCCATAAAAGAAGAGGAACCTCAAAGCAGTATTGCAATTCTCAATGCATGCTTCCTCAGGATCATCACATTCCCGAATCCAATTCACCAAATCACGAATAGTTTTCATAGACATCAGCGGATAATACTCGTTAGAAACAGGACGAAATCCGCGTTTCAAAAAAGACAAATTTTCAAGTGTATCATATGGTAAAGCTTCTTCAGCATTTTGTTTATCAGCTGTTGTATAAGTAATGCCGAGTTTAGCAAATTCTCTCGAAACTGTTTGCATATTAAAAAAAGAACGAATTTCAGGACGAATTGCAATGATGTTGTCGTCCCCATAGATAAACATTTTGACATTGCGATGGAAATCGATCATGCTTGACTGATCGAGCGGCATTATCTTAGCATAAACATACCGCATATAAACTGCATTGACAATAGTATTAATAATAGCTGTCATAGGGTTTCCAGATGGATTACCCCCATGTTGACCATACATCAAATTCATAGCAAGGACTGGAGTATGAATCATTTCATCAACAAGAACTCTGCGTGCTAAATTAGCAGATTCGTCCACACTCCCCATATTATACCAACGATTTACTATACGTTCGGCCACCTTTTCCATGATTTGAGCGGACATAACTCCATCCCATCGCGAATAATCTCCAGCAATTCCAATCGGAGATTTTTCCTTCAACGTTCTCATCAATTGCGTCCAATCACGTGATTCAGCGTTAATACCAATGGCGGAAAAAGTAGACAATTTCACAGACATAAAATGAGCACAAAAAAACAACATAAATTTCCGAAAAACAATAGTATAATCCATTGGCGCAATACTAAATGTTCGGGTTTTCCCGTTTTCAATTTTCTCGATATTAATGAGCTCATCTTTCAAATTATCTGTCCAGATTGAAGGTGATCGTTCACCTCGTCGTGCCAATTCGATCCTCTCTTCAACGGCCATAGCCAAGTCGGGTTTCATAGTTCGCACCAAATCATCTCCTTCAAACCAACATGCCTTTCCTTTTGAGCCATGTTCTTTCTTCAACGTCCATGGATAACCAGCGGAAGTTTTCAAATTCAATCTTTCAGCACATTCAATATAAATATTTCCATTAATAGCTTCGTCCATCGTGGCTTCTCTTCGAGGCACATTAGTGTGAACCGCATTGATCTCATCAAAAACATCATCAACACATTCGTCAACTAGAATTTCATCAAATGGACGCGACATTTTACCATATTTGGATATAGCAGAGGCTAGCATAGACTTGCCCCGAAATTCGCCTTTGATACGTGGATCACTCGGTATCAAAGGTGCAGGTCCTCTCATAGTTGGGAAAACACTTTCAAACAGAATAGATTTCTCCAAACGTGTTTTAATGGGACATCTCACCTCTTCACCTTTCTCGACAGTTCCATATAACGAAAAATCTCCTTCAAGAACGAGACGAGATTCTGATAATGGTTCAAGATCACGAAAGACCATATCTCCATGCACGGGTTCACCGAAATCCGCATTCAAGGAATCCACAGCTGCACTCAACAGCTCTTGTGTCAAAATTTGTCCATAAGACAATGGATCCGTTCGCGATGCTGCAAAATGCATTCCGCAAAACTTCCGTTGAAGTGTATTTTTGTGGGCGATAAGCAATCCCCCACACATGCCAGCGCCAGTCGGAGCACTGTATCTCCAACTCTTAGGCGTCAAAAAAGAGGCAGCTCCTTCCGTCATCACGGCATCATTCGAAATCATCATATTAAGCAATTGCACAGTAGGCAAATTATTCCTGCATGCCACCAAGGAAGCTGTTGTGGCAGATATATGTTTCAAATCATCGTCCACAATAAACAAATGCAATGCTTTCCCGAAAGAACGCAATCTTCCGGAACAACGATACACGCACACATCAATTCCACCTCCGTTAAAACGCAACTGCCTCAAACGGGCTTTATAGAAAATTTCTTCTTCGACGCGGTACTTATCGGCTCCTTCAAACGACATGATCGAACCATCAGGAATATAATTACCCGTTTCTTGATTAACAAAGAAATGGTGGGGGACAATAAGATCTTTTCCACCCATTGCAAAACATCCCATTCGCGTAAATCTTCCACCAACGATCCTCGTAATACACAACATTTGTGGTAAAACTTTATTATCAATCAAATCATAGGCAGCAACATCGTCACCACCTTGTAAAATCGCGGAACAATGATCCGAATAAACCACAAGTCTTTCTCCCGAATATCTCTCGTCAGACAATGAACCATCAGCTAACGCTAAAATGGCTGGTTCATTAATAAATAACTCTGAAACCAAATTCTTGATCTCAGCTTGAACACGTGCTTTACCCGACGCGCTCATCCGTTTGGTCATTTCAACAACCATGTCAGAAACTGGAACCAACAAAGACACAGCATCAGTAACTGCTTCTTGATCATATCCAAGCGAAACCAGATGTGAAATGCAATCCAAATCTTTTTTTGTGGCACCACCAAGAATATCACAAACCAAACCTTGAACTACCACCTCAGTACCAACCAAGTTTCGCATCTGATGCGCAACTTGATGCATTTTTTGGTTATCCAAACCTTGCGCAAGAGTCTGATACAATTCATCCATATCTGGTCCTCTCCGACAACGCCCAATCGCCTCGGAACCCAATTGACTCTTCGCAATCAGACAAAAATCCAGCAGGTGTCGTGCTTTCTGTTCTGCATCCATTTTCTTAATACCATTAGTAACAAAAACTTCCACCAGATTCTCAAAATCTTTCTCATTAATTCCAACAACTGTATCAACCAAACTCTGAGCTTTAGAGATGACATGTTTTGGTTTGCCAATTTGTGCTGTTTTCCTCTTTGATGAAAAAACGTCTCGTGTAGAACGCTCGAAAGATTGAACAACAGCTTTCTTTTCAGAGGTGGGGAAAAACAACTTCCCAATGATTAATGAACTAACGTAAATCAAACCACCAATAACCGTAACGTCAACACAGGCCATCAAAATTTTTGTCAAAATTGGGTGCTTTTCATAGAAAGTTTTCTTCCGGTGTGACATTTCCATAATTGCAACACTCAAATCTCCTTCTTCCTCCAAAATGCGAGCGATAATGTCATCACTCTCCTTATGTTCATAAGCCACATAGAACTGACACAATGCATCAAAAGTGTAATAGACAATAGCATTCATGAACAATCCAATGTTTTCATAGAACTCCTCAAAACATGAGGCAGCTTCATATTCAACAAAAAGCTCAAAAGCTGTCAAAGGAATAGAGTCAAAAAAACGATACAAAACTGCACGTTCATGTTCCGTCAACCCAGAATACGTTATCAAACGAGCTGTATATTTATCTGGAAAAACTTTGGGAGAACCACATTGAAAATTTGAAAACAAAGAAAGAACCACCTTTTTGTAGTCTGCGGCATTCCTTTTTTTCTTCATCAACAAACCCATTTCCTTCAATGTTGCAGGGTCTATCTTGGGTTCTTTACAAAACTTCAACAAAAAATTCTCAACAAGACCTTCTGCAACAACAAGTGGTGTTCGTATGCCCTTTTTGCATGAATCATACAAACCTTTTTCTCTTGCATGATGTTTATTAAAATCATTAACGAAATAAGCACAAAATTCCTCATAGGTCATTGATTTTCCACCTTGAGGACCACGTCCTGAGGCATCCATAGGATCTCGACAAATAAAAGAAATATGAGAAAAATCACCTTCCATCGCTTCTGGGTCAGGAACACCACCACCACGACGTCTGGTGTCTTGTGAAACGACAACCTCACACAATATGTTACGTCTTCGATATAAAGCTTCTTGCTTGTAGACATTAACCGGTTTAGGCCATGGATTATTCGTGCAAGCGATAATCAAAGGAGAAGTGAATTTGGTTCCCTTCACTCCTATTCCAACATTTTCAAGTGAAGCCATTGGTGGCATAAAAGTGGCAGTTGAAATCATTGAAAATGTCTCTAAAAGATCAACACATTTTGAAGTCTCCTGTCCAAGATCATCAAGCAAAACCACTGGTTGTTGTCGGTATCCAGACCAAAAATCATCCGTAGCATTACGCGCATAAACCCTGTTGCCATCAGGACACTCAGGAGCAAAACGATAAGCCATAGCTCCAGCAACAGTAGATTTGCCAACACCGGCCTCTCCGTAAAAGGTAAGACAATATGGTGTAGGTCGTCCATCCTTCTCTTTTGATAAAGTTCGCAATTCACCAGCAAGAGTTCGAAATTTCTCTTCCAATTTAATACATCTCATTGTTAGGGATCGCATTGATGCATCGCGTTGAAAATCGTCAGCTTCTTCAAGAACACCACGAACCATTTGTTCGACGGCGAAAGCTCTTTGCTGAAATGGCGTGGAGTGAACAACAGTCGCATCAAGTCGAACTGCATCAAGAGTAAGATTCATATCATCAACACAACTCTTCAATTTTTTCCTCATCTCGGATGTTTTCGATACACAAATTCCTGGGAAAAACATATCAATATATCCTTTCAAGACATTTGGCAACCATTCCAAGAAACCTTTAAACAAACTTTCAACTTTGCTAGTAGATTGAACAAGCGTGTTAAAAGTACGGCTATAGTCACCAGCTTTCTTAATTCCTCTTTCATCCAAACAAGTCCCTGAAACAAAAACTCCCACCATTGCTGCAATGATTGATCCGATACTGTCATCACCCGCTTGGGTAACAACCTCGGACGCCCCTAAAGATACCATAGTTCGGGCAGAGTTAAACATTTTAGTCACTTGTAATGTGATATTTGACATAAGTTCAAAGGGAATACCAAAAATCCCCATGGCTTTCAAGCCAAAACGCAAAACTGAATTCAACCCAATGTCATGGGCAAGAATCGCTTCGCAAATCTCAAAAACAAAAATGAGAAAATTCAATCCTTGATCTTTAATAAAGTTGACTGTTTCAACAGAAGGGAAAAACTTCAACAACGTTGAAAACAATGTGTCCATCTTTTCGGTAGCTCCTGCAAGGGACTCACCAATTCGAGACGCTCCAATAGATTCAAGAGCAGTCTGCAGTTGTTCATCAGATGGTTTCAAATTCAGACTAAACCATCCATCCAACGCTTCAACAACAACAGTTTTAACATATAACTCCGGATGGTCAAGACGATGACGAATCAAAACGGGCAACGGTGTAAACCCCCGTGCACGATCGAAAACCTCCGAGTATGAACCAACACAATTCAGAAAATCATTATATTCAGAACTTCTCTGAGCTCTAATAAGTTCAAATGTAAGATTTCGTCCTCCAGACGTAGTCAACACACCATGCAAAGTCACACTGATATTCAATTGCTTGAAAATCAATGAAGAAACCAACGTGGCATGAACCTGTCGTAACTCCAATGAAGAAATGAAATCAACAACATTGGCATTGTTGACTTCAAAAACGACCCTCTTCTGATGTGTAAAAGAAGAGCCTGAGTCTTCAAGTTTAGTAAAAACACATCCATCATACACAACCAAGCCAACAACAGAATAATCAATCAATTCTGCTGATAAATATTTAGTAACCAATGAAGACACAGCCCATGCATTTTTTGACATGTTTTTAACAATAGACCCATTGGTATGTGCATTGGCAAAAAGAAAATTCACAACAACATTTCCATTAAAATATGGAGTAGACAAGACAACATTGTTGTTCTCAACAACCGAGCTACAAGACATTGTAGCACATGCACCGTTCTCGGTGAGCGGGGCTGGAGCAGCCATGGCGGGTCGACGCCCCCGGTTCGTTTCAGTCAGCAAAAGCCGACAAATATAGCCAAAAAGACTCATATTAACTAACCGTTTCGGAAAAACCTATCCCTAAGTAAGAGCAACGCCGGGAGAGCTTCGTTAAAAGTTGCCAGCAAAGTAATACTAGAATATAGAACCTCCGGTGGATAAGGGCCAAGTTCATCAGGGGATGAATAACTCTACATATCTGCAGATAGTCCCCAGAAACACAAGTGTAAATCCAAAAAGAATAATGTTGAAACCAGCAAACCATTAAAATGGGTTAACAACTCCCACAATAATTTTCCATTAAGAAAAGAGCACAATAAAACAACATTTAAATCAAAACAACATAAAATTGCATGAAAAACTAAAATATTGTTTTCTAGAACAGCAGATAAACTTCACATATGAAATTTCCCATCAGAACTAGAATAACAACATAC